TTGAACCTACAAACAATGCATTAGTAACACTCTTTGGTCCTGTGTTTGGTACATCTTTAATCTTCTTTAACTTCTCTTGCAAGTCTAAAAGATTTTGAGATACTTCACTTACTGTCTTAATCAGTTGCCCTGCAACCTCATAAGCACGAGGATGTTCTCCTTCTTTTGCTATATTCAGAATACCATCAATTGCTTCATTGCCTTTTTCAATTAGTTTATAGAGATTTGCTCTACCAGTTTCAAAATCAATATCGGGATCTTTATCTGTTGGTATTACGATTTCTTTTTTTTCTTTAACAACTTCTACTGGCATAACTTCAGCCGTAATATTCAAAACTTCATTTAACTTATCATCAATAGTACTCATTTTAAAACCTTTTTAATTACTCATCATTACCAGTTGCTTCATCATAGTTTTTCATATCATCAAAAAACTCTAGTGTTGTAGTATATGTATATGCATCATCTTTATCAGCTGATGTTGGGTTAGGTGTAACCGTAACTCTTTCACTACGATAAGGACTTTGATCCGCTGTGTTAGTATATAAGTCAGCAGATACTTTTTTGATAACAGCAGATGTACTGACTGGTCCATATAGATATATCTTTGCTGTAAATTTTAAACTATAAGTTATTCTTCGTAAACTTGTTAATGCACCTGTATAACTATCATCATAATCAACACCTTCTAGTATAAAAGGTATATCTCTTTTTGTATCCATTGTAGAATTTTCAATCATAGTTACTGTATAATCGGGCTGAAAGTACGGAAGTATTTGTTCTATAATTTGCAAACCATCATCTGAATTAGAAACAAAAACATTTAACTCAAAACTTACATCATAAGGTACAGGCATATACTGAGTATTTAATTTTGTTGTATCGGCGTTTGTTGTAACCTGATTAATCTTTTGATTTTTATTTAGTTTACGAGAAGCGTCATAAGCATATCCTGAAATATCAAATGCCATACGAGGCAAAGTAATTGCTACTGTTGAATCATCTCCTGTTAAATCTGTATTCTGTTCTAGTCTTGCAATAAACTTTTCTTTTGGAGAATATGATAAAGGTATTCTAATATTCTGTAAAGGGTTACCACTAGAATCTAATCGTTTAATATTAATATTATTAAAGATTGTACCAAAGGCAATAACAGTATTGCGAATTTGTTTATGATAAAAATGAGACCCAAACATTAATATTCGTCAACCTCTCCAAATGGATTTCTTTCACTAAAATCCAAAATGTCGTCTGCTGTAGATGATGTATTTGTACCAGCAGCCGTTTCAAATGCTTGACCTTGATCTATTGGTTGTTGTGTCGCCATTGTGAAACTCTCATTAACAAAGTAATCAATTGCACCAACAGAACTCTCTAATACAAATGCACCTGTTTCGTTTTCTAAACTAAATTGGAATTGCATAGTATCAGTTGATAAAGAATCCTCTGTACTATCAATCTCTGCGATACCTGTATCAACTCTTTCAGAACTATATTCCCATTTAGTACAAGATAGTTTATAAACAGGTAATGCACTTTGTTGATAGAACGGTTGCTCATGCTCAACAAACTGTATCTCAAAGAATGCTTTTGTAGTAGGGAAATAAACTAAGTCACCTTCATTCGGTCTTAATGATGTTTGTAAATCTGTGTTGTTAGATATTAAAGTTTCCCATCTCAATTTAGAAACAGTAAACTTAATGTCATCTCTTAATTCTAAACCAAACTTTTTAATTATCTCTTGTTCGCCCATATATCCATCAGTATTATCTACATACATTTCTATAATGTAAGAATCATCAAATGAGCTTGCAGGATCCTCTCCAAAGATTGTATCCTTGTTCGCTAATTTTCTAGGTAGATAATAGACATCTTGGCCGTATATCTTAAGCTGTTCGATTATTAAATCTTCGTATAGTCTTTGCTCAGATGTAGTGCCTGTGTCAAAATAGACATTAGTTGGCATTTATTTATCCTTGTTGCATATGGGCAGGTTCTTCGTAGTTACTTCTAATTTCTTCTTCAAGTCTTTGCTGTTCAGCGATAGCAGTAGAAAATAGTTCAGGTCCGTTAAGAGTAACTCCTCCTAACATAGCAGTACCTGAAAACTTTGAAAGATTTTGTCCCCATTGCTTTTTGATTAATGTTGTTGTATATCTTTTTAAGTATATATCATCATACATATCTGTAAATGTTGCAGGATCTAATCTACGATAAACTTCCATAATCATATATTCACCCGCTGTTATATCAGTTGCCCAATCTTGGTCAATGTATAATCTATTTGAAAGATGATTAAATCTCATCGGTTTCTCACCAACTAAAATATGATCTAAAAAATCTAAATGTTGCATTGTCATTTGATAGTGAACAATACTAGTAGATGAAAAATCATACAAATCATTTAACCTTAATTGATATCTAACATCAAACATATTTAGGTTTGCTCTGTCAGATAAAGGAAATATGTTCACAACAGAAATAACTGTGGAAGGAACTATAAGAAAATTATTACCTTGTGTCCATGCAGTAGTAACTGAATTTGATGTTACTGATTCACTAGAGTCTGTTGTCATTCTGGTGACATCAGCTGCTGTTACTTGATATTTTAAGTACATTCTTTCAACACCATCTGTATGATATTGACAGAAATACTGTACTGCTTCATCTATTCTATCATCAACCTGGTCATCATCAACATTTATGTCGATTACAGGTTTACCCAATGCTCTTAAACAGTATTCTTTTAATGTTGCTTTTGTATTTGGTACGGCCATATTTTTTCCTTATAATACTATTTAGTCTTATCCTAATGCGACAGCTTGGGCAATTGCAAATGCTTTAGTTGCATTTCCTTTGGTATCTAATTGTGTCTGAATTGCACTTGTAACTCCATCAACAAAATTTAATTCTGTCGCTGAAGCAGTTAATGCAGCCAATTTAGTGAAGTCTGCTTGTACTAGTCCAGAAACACCATCTAATAGATTTAATTCTGCTGCAGTAGCATCAATGGCAGCTAATTTTGTTAAGTCTGCTTGTACTAGTCCAGAAACACCATCTAATAGATTTAATTCTGTCGCTGAAGCAGTTAAGGCAGCCAATTTAGTGAAGTCTGCCTGAACTAGTCCAGAAACGCCATCTAATAGATTTAATTCTTCTGGTGTTGCTGAAATTTGTGTTGCACTAGCGGCCGCCAAGACAGGCAAAGTACCAGACACATTAGGTAGTGATATTGTTCTATCTGCTGTAGGATCAATCGTTGTTAAATTTGTTTCAAAACCATCAGCAGTTGCCCCTTCAAATTTAAATGAATTTTGTATTTCAATTGTAGTTGAACTGACTGTGGTTGTTGATCCTGAAACAGTTAAGTTACCAGCAATAGTTACATTGGCACCATCCATAGTCAATGCAGTTGTGGCAGATGAGCTTGACTTAATTGCTAATTGACCAGAACTGTTTGTAAGTCGCCCAAATTCTGTACCATCATCTTTTAAAACTATATCAGCGCCACCAGCGTCTAAAAAAATGTCCGAAACAGCATCTACAGTTATAGAACCAACAGCAGCAATTGTCACCGCAGTTAAATTGGTAACTGTTTGTGAGGTTGTAGTTCCCCCAATAACACCATTAATTGTCGGTGCAGTTAATGTTTTGTTTGTAAGTGTTTTTGTTGTACCAGAAATATAAGTATCAATCTGTGAAGCAAGTAAAAACTTTTCTGTACCACCATCTGAAACAGCAAACTTATCACTTGCTGCTAGTGTTATTCCTGATCCATCAGTTAGTCCATCAATATTTAAAACTGCTTCTATTGAACCGAACTCTAATGCACTTGCACCAGAATTGACTTTTAATATTTGTCCTGCAGTTCCAATTGACAAAGAAGCACCAATACCACCATGTGCTAGTGCTATAAATTCGCCAGATTGGTATTCTGCTAAACCTGTTGCAACATTACTTGCATTGAATACTGTTCTTATTGGTGTTTTTACTGCCATAATTTTCCTATACTATAATTGGAATAATGTTATTCCTGCATCTGTTAAAGCGCTTCCGTTTTCTAATGTAAAAGTTCCACTATCTAAAAAAGAATATCTATCTGCCACTTCAGCATTAAACTCAAATGTGGCATTAGCAGTGGTTAATCCATCAGCCGCACTAAAGAACTGAATTTTACGAATTGGTTGCGATAGTGAACCTGAAGTTGATGTACCCATAACTGCCAATTCATTACCTTCTTCAGTCTTAGACCCTTTTGGTAATGTAGCGCCAGTGGCAGCGATTGAAATTGCACCTGTACCGTCTGACGAAATTGTTGCACCGTCTAAGTTAATAGAGTTAGAAGAAAGAAATATATCCTTCCATCTTCTACTTGTACTACCTAAATTATATGTATTTGTTGCCGAAGGTAGAAAATCTGAATTAATGTTATGTGGGTCGAGTCCTCCACCACCTACTGTTCCTAATTGAACATTAACTGTATGTTTGAAACTTAAAAATTCTTCTTTTAGTTTTTCCCATGAGTCAAGAGATGATAATTGACTAACTCTTTCTTTATCTAACTCATTAGCATTCCTCATATTAGAAATTTGTTTCTTCACTTTAGCTATCATATTAGTTTCAACTTTTTCTTCGATTGATTCTTCTTTTACTGTTTCTACTGATTCTTTTTGATTACCTTGATCTCGCCATGCTTTTACTTTTACCAAAGTTTCAGCATCTTCTTCTGGTTCTACTAATAATATTTTCTTTTTCTTTTTTACTTTCTTTTTCTTTGCCGTTGACAAATCAGTAAATAATTCTTCTAATCCAGCAATCTTAACTTCTTCCTTTTCAATCTTTTCAGTTAAATCTATTTTTGCTTT